AACTTCGGCAACGGTCATGGTCACTGTCGGGGCCGCTCCTTCCTTCGGAGTTTCGGTCGCTCTGGTGACATTAACTTCAGGCTTGATTTCCTGCGTTTGCACTGGTTTTCTCGACTGCCCTTTTGGCCATCCCATAAATTTATTATCTCCTGTTTTGCTTAGGTTATGCCCCGCAGGATCCGGCCAGTTTTGTTTCCCGGCTAGCGCCAGCCGGACCCCACGGAGCGGATTTGCTTACTGATCGACCAAGGATGCAGCATCCTCCTTGATCTGCCCGGCCTGCACGAACGCCGCGTAGGTCGTGTCCCTCAACGCCTGGTCAACGATATCGGCATCCAGGGTTAAGAAGGCGAGGACGCTGCCGCCAGAGACAACGGCCGTTCCGACACGGTAGACGACCCGCAGGAAACGCCGAGCCGTCGGCGGGATGCGCATCAGGCACAGCAACGCATTGGCAGCCGCGCCAGCAGCGATGACCGGGCCAAGGGCAATGTCTGCCCATCCGGTCGGAGTCGCGTTGGTAGCTGAGGTCGCCACGGCGTCCTGTAGCACGATCTGGATAGTGCCCGATCCGCCGAAGGCCGCCGCCGAAGTCACCTTGGCGATAAGCCAGGGCGCAACGTAAGCTCCGCCCTCGCCCCGGAACGCCAAGCCACTGACCCCTTGGTCAATGTAATTGGCGCTCGCGTTGTCCGTCTCGGCGGTGAAAGCATCACCCGTCGTTACTGCGCTAAACGTATTTTGTCCATCGAGAAACATATTGATTCTCCTTCCTTTCGGAAACTTAGTTCTGCAACCTGAGCCGGATGTAGGCGATAACCGCCCCACCTGACCCAACGGTTCCACTCACCGTGAAGGTATATCCAGTACCGCCGGTTATGGCGACTCCGACATAAGTAGCGCCATTCGCCGCCTGCATACTGGCTATAATGACATCGGACGCCAAGGCGTCCGTGTCACTGACCGCGATTGTGGTCCCACTTTGGGCCACAGTAGCCTGCCCGAATGCCCTCACCATATGCTGAAGGTATCCGGCTAGACCGTTCTGAGAATCGCGCCCTTTGATGAACTTCGGATAGCAAGGATTGATTAAAGCCATTGCCTTGACTCCTTAGCTCACCTGCGATTCGCTATTGAGAAGCGCGTCGCAGCGGTGGATCTCGATTCCGCACAGCTTGACCACCTTGCGCCCGTCCTCAAGCTCCGCGAAGGTCAACATGGAGTTGAACTTCTGCATAGCCTTGACTTCGAGGTAGGTGTGGACGATGCGGTTGCAGTAGAACACCAGCTTCCCGTTGTTGGGGTTCTGGATGTAGTTGTGGGCCTGGATGGCGTTCTTCAGCAGGTTCGCGGACTGATCGTTGTCGTCTCCGGCGGAGGCGAGAGCCACAACGTCGATGTTCGCGATGCGGACGGCCTGCCGCCAGTCCTCGACTGCGAGGCCGAGCTGGGCCTTGTACTGATCCACCCAGGCGAAGTAAGACGCCGACCGGGAAGTGCCATCGTCAACGAGCCAGAGGCCCTTGTCCTTGTGGACGATACCGGCGTGGGTTCCCTTGGGGAAGAACGCGCTGATACCTCGACCCTGACCACCCCAGCACACCAACCACATGGAGGTGTTGTTGTTGTTGCTGGGCGTTCCGAAGGTCTCGCCTTCGGAGTTGGTGCTGGCATCGAACACGTTTCTGCCAGAGTCAGGCAGGGTCGATGACGGGTTATTGAGGACATCCGGGTTCTGCTGATACGAAGCGTTGAGGTTCGCATAGCAGGCCGATAGACCAGTGAAGCGGTCCGGGTTGACTCGCGTGTCACCATAGAAGATGGTGGACGTGATGGTCTGACCCATTGACTCCATGAACGGCCCGACTTCTGACAGCCGCAGCGCGGGACCGTCAGAGGCCATATCGACCAGGCGCTCATCCACCCGGCTCAAACCTTCGAGCATACCGGCGGTGAAATGGACCTGCTTGGTGCTGGACTTGGAAACCTGCGTCCCCAAGTTGATCTGCCGCCAGGCGATAGCCGGCAGGCCGGTTCTGATGGTCGTGGTATGGCCGCTGTCGCTGTTGGACTCGAACACGGTCATATCCGTGGTGACGGCATTGACGCGGTTCATCATCTCTACGATGGTGGCCAGATTTAGGCTGCCATCCGGGTCAACACGCTTGGCGTGATCCAGAAGGGTAAGTTGCGTATTTCCGATTGCGTTAGGCATACGGTTACTCTCCTTGCTTTATTTTTTGACGAACTCCGGTAGCAGGTTCCCGTTCTTGTCGTGCATACTCGGGAACATCTGCGCGTAGGTTCGCTCCGTCGTGTCCTGCGGACCGGTCCCGGCTGGACCAGGCATACCGTCCTCGGCCATCGCCTTGCCAACGGCGATCATGAATTGCGTCATCTTCAGGTTCATGCCGAACCCGGTCTGGTCCATTAAAGACCGCAGCTCTGGGCTCCCGAACTTATCTAGCGCCTTGGCGGCGAAGGCCAACTCCGTCTTGAAGTCCTGGCCGAGAGCCTTGAGGGTCGCGGCTTTCTCGCTTTCGAGAAACGCGGTCCTCTGGGCTTGCGCGGCCTGGACTACGGCCTCCATTCCCGACTTGGAGCTTTCAGCTTGGAGAGTAACCAACTTCTGCGCGGCATCCTGCGTAAGACCAAACTCCTTGAACAATGGCGATGCTTTTTCAAGCAAAGCCGCGTCAAGGGTGACGCCTTCCGGCAGTTTGAAGTCAGCGTACTTCTCGGGGGCTCCGGCTGTTACGACCGGCGCTGGCGGATCGCCGGGTTTGGGCTCCACTTTCGCGGCTCCCAAAAGCGATGTAGGTGCGTCTGGCGCGGCCTGTGGTGAGGCAGGCGGGGCGGTAACTGCCGGGGGGGCCGCTACGGGAGCGGAGGCGGGCGGAGTGACCACTGGAGGCGTTTCTGGTGCGGCGGCGGGCGGTGCGGTTACGGTCGTTTCTCCTGGCATTTTAATCTCCTGTTATCCTTCGAGTATTTTCCTTCCGCGTTCCTCTGCGGCCTTACGATCTGACCTAGATTCTCTCGCCATCTGTAGGCATATCCCAGGCTCGGCCTCATCTGCCAAGCCAACCAGGAACATCCCTACCCTGCGTTGGCCCTCGTTATAGGCCGTGGTGTCGCTCTGGCCGGCCACGAAAGAACCGGCGAAGGCACCGGATTCCTCGATGATGCGATAGAGTATCCTTCGGCATTCTGGCCCGCGCAAAAGGGTTTTCATATCCGAAACGTCCCGCTGTCTGCGCTTGGCGTTCTCCTGGGCTATGGCTTCTCGCTGCAATTCGGCGGGGTCGCGGTCGAAGGTCTTTGAATCCTTTGCTAGAATACCCTGGACGCGCTCAAGCTCCGTGGCTACCGTGGCGAAGGCAGGAGCGGGATTCTTTGGTGTCATTGCTGTCCTACCTGCCCTTGGGTGCCTAGGACATGATCGAGAAGTGAAGCCCCGCCGCCCACCGGCGTATCAGACATCGTTTTCCCGGTCTGGGCTAGTTGCGCCATAGCGGCCTGTTGCTGTTGCGCCTGCATCGCCTTCTGCATCTGAGCCCTGATCTGGGCCACCTTCTCAGGAGAGCGGACGATATCGGCCCCGAGAGAGTCGCAGTATTCGGTGACGGCCTTGTCGATATCAACAAGGTCCTTAGCCTCGGGGAACACTCCCACAACATCACCGACGAACTTTACCCCCTGCTCAATCGCCGCCGTCCGAGCCATTTGTTGTGCCTGGGCCAATAACCCAATGTAGCGAATGGCGATTGGCATCCCCCATATTGACTGCGGCGGCGGCGGCAACGCTCCCGCCCGCATGGCGATCATGAAGGTTCGCTGAATAGCTGGCCCAAGTAAGTCTTTCTGTACTCGTGACACTACCGGGCCTAGAAGTAGGAGCTTATCTTTCTGCTTTTCAACAACTTCTCGGGCCGTCATCTCCTTGCTGTCGGACTGGACCATCTGTGTGAAAAGATCGGCGTAGAATCGGCTTGAAATCTTCTGGCTCAAGTATTGAACCAGTTGCATCGTGTGGCCGATGTCCGGGTTAACCTGATAGGCCGCTCTGACTCCGCAATCCGGATTGTCTTTTGAGTTGCGCGTCATTCCGCCTGGAATTAGCGATGCTGTACCTTCGACTCCAGATCCGAGTTGTACCGGGGGATCGGCAACCTTCGCCACGGCTAGGTATAGGTCCTTCATCACTCGGTAAAGGCTCTTGATGTCGCCACGGGCAACCCACCCCGGACCGTCAATCCCGTAGGTGTCGGCGGTCGTAACCACGTCCCACTTGGCGGCCATGATCGGAAATTCATGGAAGCCGGAAAGTTTTAGAGCCTTTTGAGAGACTGACTTTGCTTCCCAATACGTCGATCGCCATGGCTTGCCCTCGTAATTCTCCCGACCAGGAATCATGTTGTCATTGGGCTCGGTAAGGTAGTAGACCATCATGTAGATGTCGCGCTGGCCCTTCTTGTAGGCGTTCTGGACCAGTCTTGAACAGTTGTTCCAGCCGAACTCATTGACGATCTGGTCTACGGTTTTCCATTCCGACCGCGCAAAGGAATTGACTCTGCCCGTGTGGTCATTGGCTAGGAAATACTCACCGATGGTGAATGACCGGCAGCGGGCGACATTCAGAGAGTCCTCATAGATGCCGAAGGCGCACGTGCTGAATATTCCAAGCTCCTTGTAGGCTGATTGGAAAGCATCATAGTGGTTTGAATCATCGAAGATTTTGTATAGTACTTTCTCAACGATTGACAACCACAGTTTCACGTCCTCATTTTCCTCTAGCTGAGGTATTCCGAGACCGAGCTTGAACCACGGCTGAGAGCGCGAGGATAACCCGCTCATCATGCCGGCAGCCAGAGTGTCGGCGTATGCCTGTGGGTCGCTGCTCATGATGAGCTTGTAGTCAATCTGCGCGTTCCAATTTGGAACAAAACCCTCATAGAATCCGCGCTTCGGGTTTATGAAGCGGGAAAGGTCCCGCAAGGGAGCAAACCACTTGCTTAAAAATTCAAGCTTCATTGACTGCATCCGGAGATTTTGCGGGCGCAGGTCAATTTCCGGGAACGTGGTAAAATGCTTGCCCTTTTGGTCTGGGCCGATGTCTGGGCCGCCTGAGAAGTTCGAGTCAGTGGCTTGTGAATCTATCATCAAGCCCCCAACTTCTGATTGCCCTGCCCGCCGGGCTGCAACGTCGGGCTGCTCAACACCGCCGAAGGAACTCCACCAGTACCGGTAATTGTCGATGACAGGCCCAGGCGCAACTTGGCTAGCTGCGATGCTTTGGTGGCTAGGAAATTATCTGGGCTGATTGTCTTGGGGGTTTGCAGGAGTTGATTCTGCAACGCGGTCTCCTGCTGCTGCTGCTGCGTCAATAGTGCATTCTGCTCGCCCTTGGTCTTCTGTGCGGACTGGTTGGCGTCTACTGCCGCACCTGCCGCGCCACCAATGGCACCACCTACCCCCATACCAAGGCCAGCGGCGGACAAAGATAATCCACCTGTTGCCGGGGCGAGCAAAGCGGCAACAAGCAAACCAAGACCTGCCCCTCCAGCGAGTCCACCAGCAGAAGCAGCGCCCATCTACTTGCTCCCCTTGGGATGATTAGGTCCGATATGCGAATGGGTATCTTTGATGTGGCGATGTGCGCTCATCGAGTAGGCCACGGCAAGGCGCTGTTTCTTATTCGGGAAGGACCGTTGCGACTCTTTCGAGCCCATAAATCTCCCAACGTAGTGCTTCTCGCTCTCGCCCTTGTTTGGCTTTGGCATATTGGCCTCACTGGCGTGTGCATACGATCGCAGGTGTTCCGGCAGCGGACGCGATGCAGTACCACGGCTGCATCGTGGAAATCAGGTATTCAACCGCGTTTGGCTCTCCCGAGGAATACGGAGCAATCGGATCTCCGATAGTGGCCCCGGAAACGGTAACGGTAGGCAATCCATTACAGTAAACCGTGGCCGACGCGCTGAGATTTCGGACTCTGACCCAGGACACTCCGGCAGTAGTGCTGCTCACGATGGTATTCCCTGTTACTTCCACTGTCGAGGCACCTATGGTGTAGGAACTGCAAACCATCTGGTACGGCACGATCTGCTTGAACGCGCCCCCGTTCGTCAATGGTATTTTGGGACTCTGCGCGGCCGGCGCACCAGCCCACGCACCGCCAGCAAGGAACATCAAGGACACCGCCAAAATGTTTTTCATGCCTTCCCCCATAAAAAAAAGCGCCCCCGACTCTCGTGTGAGAGCCGAAGGTCGCTGGACGGATTGCCGGACAGCTAGGCTATCTGACTGTATTGATCATGCGTTTCATCATTTCGATTATAAACCATGTGCGGATGTTTGTCAATCCTTTTTTCTCGGCAACTCCCGGACATGCCCGAACCCCTCGCGCCAGCGCAACGAGCCGGGCCTAACCTGGATGATGATCTCGCCATTTCCGTGCTCGACATGACGCCGCAGAGTCTCGATGATGTCTTGCTCGTCACGGTTAAGCTCAACCTTCTGCCAAAGCTGGTTCATCTCGCCTACCTGAAATACTCCTTCCGATCCAGCGATGGTGGATTCGCTCCGACGATAATCCAGTGAGGGACCTTGATAGTTCTGGGCTTTCGGTCAACGATTGATTCTTTGATGTAGTGGACTTTGGTTTTCTTCACGCCGTAGCCTCCCCAAGCCTGGAATTTTTTAGGAAGTGAATCTGAAACGCCATCATCTTGTTGTCCGACCGTTGCAGGACACCGCGCAGGTCGTCGCGCAGCCGACCAGGCGGCAGACCATGCCCCTGCTTCTTGACCGCCCCCCTGATATTCTTGGCGCACTCCAGGCAGGCGTGATATTTCCTCGGCTGCAACGGTTCTAGGGATTGGTATAGGAACTTTGCCAGCGGCTCACCAGTGAGATTGTGAAACCCGCAGGGATACGAAATGTAGAACGGGTCGAACGCATCCCCGGCGAGCTGCTTGTGGCCGCATCCGTCGCAGGTTACGGCTGGAACTCCGTGTTGTGTCACTTCCATTTTTATTCTCCTGTCGGACCCATCATCGTCTCGACGTGGTAGCCCTTGTTGGCTAGACGGACAACTTCTGCCAGCCCGTCGCTCGACAACCAATTTCCTCCAGCATCAATAATCATATCGCCACCGCTGTTTTACCGGCA